TAATGGATTATACCAAGTAACCAGGACCCTGAGCCCTCGGGAGGGCAGGGAAGCCCCTGCCCTCCCTTTTCCCGAAGGAGGAAGACCATGGCGAAGCTGGTAACCCTGATCAAAGACGCTTCCGAGCTGGCCGAGAGCCCCGAGGGTAAGGAGTTTATCTACACGCAGCTGATGGTGAAGGCTGCCCTGGAACTGCTGCTGGCAGCGGAGGCCTACCAGGCGGGTATGTCCCAGAAGGTCAGCAAGGCCCGGGTGCGGAACGCTTTCGCCTTCCTCGCCAAGTTCCCGGTCTACGAGTTTCCCTTCCCTCGCCTCCCAGCCTGCAGCGAGACCGACCCCCAGGCTTTGAAGCAGGCCCAGAAAGTGATGCTCGCTCAGGCCGAGCAGGAGTTGGCCCATGCCATCCAAGCGTTTTCAAAAAAGAAGGCTTGACTCCTACAGTCTGGTATGCAAAGAGTGCATGCAACAATCTCCAGTTTGCATACCAGGTTGCAGGTAGGGAAAGGCGGAGGTGTTTGAAATCAGGGAAGTGTTCGCTTGGACCCTGGGTTGCATACTCATATGGGTGCGCGGTTGAACGCGCCAACGATCAGGAGGAAGACCATGGAAGCCAAGACCATTCGCACCTACCAGAAGAAGACGATGAGCAGCCGGATCGCCGAGGTCTACGGAGCCGAGAACACCCAGCGCCCTGGAATGCAGGATATCTTGGCCGACTTCGCCTGGCGGCGCGACTGCAAGCCTCCCAAGGACAAGGCTTTCCGGGAAGAGCTGAAGCAGCTGGTCGAAGAGACCATCGCCCGCGAGTTCCCCCTCTTCGCTGGCGCCAAGCTCCGCATCCGCTGGGACCGAAGCTGCGGCTGCAGAATGTGCCCCTGCTCCCCGGGCTACGTGGTCGAGCTGGTCGACCGCAGCTGCGTCAGCAAGATCAACATCTGGACCTAATAAAAGGAGAGAACCATGCCTAAGATCACCCGCCCCGACACCCGAATCCCCGTCGAGCTTCGCAACGAGATCTTGACCTTGGTGGAGCAGTTCGGCGTAGGAATCCTGGCCAGGATGCTGGAGGTCAGCCGCAACGTGCCCCGCCAGTGGCTGCTGGGGCTTCGCACCCCGACCATCGCGCACCGCGCGGTCATCAAGGCGCTGCTAACCACCCGCACCGACACAGGCTCCGGCATTTGACCCGCTTGGACGAAGTTCCCTATTTCCCTACTTTCCCCCCCAAGAAAACCTGATAGCGAGACCCAACAAAAAGCTGGATTCGTTTCGGGGAAGATGGTATCGCCAGGAAAGCGTCTTTAAAGGAGGCCTCCCATGAACGAGCGAGAAAAGGGGAAGCACCGCTGCCGGGCGTGCGAGCACCGTCGTGATTTGCCTGGGAGCACCCATTCCGCCTGCCACCATCCGAGCGTACCCAGGAGCAGCAGCATGGAGCTTCTGGCAACGCTGGGATTGCCAGACTTCAACGCCGCGGTGAAGCTGGGGGTGACTTGCCGCGAGTACGGGTTGCGATCAGGCTGGTTCGCCTGGCCTTACAACTTCGACCCGATCTGGCTGTTGACCTGTTCCGGGTTCCAAGAGAAGGAGGAGAGAGATGAAAGAACGGTTGATCGAACGAGGGCGAATCAAGATGCTTCTGGCCAAGGTGCAAACCTTGCGGGACATGTCTAAGGGAGTAGAAGAGACCGCCCAGAACGACATGGCTCGCTTGATCGCCATGGGATCGAAGCTGGCATTGGGCGTGGTGATCATGGAGCTGAACGAGGTGCTAGAAAATGGGAGCGCCCAAGAACCCGTGTCGAAGGTGTAGCTGGTATCTTCGGGAGCACTACCATGGGCCAGCCAAATATGGCTGGTGCTCGTTTCGCCAGCACGCCACCCATGCGAACAGCAAGGGTTGTCAGAAGTGGAAGAAGAGGAAGGTGCCGGGAGGTTAGCACAACGGGTAGTGCTCCTGTCCAGTGCAGGGCGACGAGGGTTCGAGTCCCTCCCCTCCCATTTTGATGTTCAAAAAGGTCCCAAGTTTACCCCCCTGGAGGCTATCCTTATCGACCCAAACTTGGGGAGGTTTTTTACAGTAGGAACAGAAAAGAAGGAGAAAATCATGAGCGAGCAAGTTGAATGGTGCTGGGTGGAGAAGGGTAGCGTAGGAGAATGCGGGGAGCTATCGGGGCCGTTTGAAAGCCGTTTGGATGCGCTTTCCAACGCCCGCGTCTGCTTCAACCGGGAGAGCTTCCCGGTGAAGCTCTTCGTCGGGCAGGTGAAGCACATCCGGCCGGAGGACTATCCTCCTCGCTACGACGCCCACGACTTGCTGGAGAGCATGGAGGAACAACTCAACGACGACGACTTGGCCTTCGAGGACCGGGTTTTCTACCTCAAGGATAAACACGAGGTGGTGGATCGGCATCTCCAGGAGGCGCTGAAGGCCTTCGTGAAGGAATGGGTTTTGAGCGACGGTTGGGTCTTGGACGACACGACCCGGGAAGAGGTGACCCTGACCTTCAGCGAGCCGACCGTGCTTTCTCCAGAGGAGGTGGATGCCTTGTTTACGGGAGAGCAAATCACCAGAGCAATTCTCCCAGATCAGGTTGAAGCGTTGTTCGAAGACGCCAAAAAGCGGGGCCTTCTGTGAGGCACTCCTGGGAATATCCATCCGGCGAGCTTCACAAGTGCTCGCGCTGTTGGATGGAGCGAAGGCGGGTCTTTCGGAACTTCCTCGGCGTTAACCCAGGGCGTTCTTGGTACTGCGTTTGGGAGTACAGAAGAGGAGAGCAAGGATGGCGGTGGAAAAAAAAGCGTCAGCCAATCCCGAAGTGCAGAGGAGTTCCTCCGACCCAGCAAGAGTTGGAGGTCCTGAAGGAGAGGCGAGCTTGAACCATAAGTGGTGGCCGATTACTCCGGGTGTCGAGCGCTGTTCCCATTGCTACATGATGCGAAAGCAGATCCTGGACGGCAGAACCCGGCGGGAAGAGCACAGCACCGATTACGGAAAGACCTGGGCGCACCTCAGACGGTCTGAGATCCCGGCCTGTCCAATGCAGCGAAAGGAGAAGAGCCATGGGTGAAGAGAAACGCGAGAAGATGCGAAAAACCATGGAGGAGTTGAAGAACCTGGTGGCGAAGGAGGTGGTGCCGGTCAAGGATCTCCTTGACGCGGGGGCAATGACCGAGTGCGTTCATATGAACTGGGCCTTTCGAGAAGGGAACGGGAACTTCCGACCCACCGATCTGGGCAAGGCTATGGTCGGAAGGCAAGAGACATGAGGCCTTCCACCGGGTCTCTGGCGAGAAAGGCCTTGAAGAACGAGATCCGCAGTCTTCTTCAGACCCTTCCCAAGCCGTACCCGAGCTTCATCATTCACCAGGGCGTGCTTTACGACCTCCCGCAGACCGATGACCTGCGGGAAATCTCCAGGAGCATCCTGGGGCAGATTCACACGGGAGGAGAAACCCATGAACGAGCGAGAAAGAGCGGAAGACGAGCGAGAGGATGAGGAGATCCAGCAGCGCATTCGCGAGATGCATGAGGAAGAGGAGGAGGACTCGCGAGAGCTGGAGATGATTTTCGAGGTTCAGGACCTCGAAGGAGGCCAATCGAAGCTAGACCAGCCCGCGAATCTGATGGTGTTCGTCGTGCTACCCGATGGCTCTCGGGTAGAGAAGGGCTTTCGGCGCTTCGACACCGGCCGCGAGGCCTCTCAGTTCCTGAAAGAGCTGATCGAGGACACGTGCAGGAGGCCCCCATGTCCCAATTGAAGGAAGGACGCATCCCGGAGATCAACGATTTCGGGGAAGACCTTCGCGGGAAAACCTGGGTGGAGTCCAGCGACTTCGAGATCGAATTTTGGCTCGACTACAACGGATTCTGGGAGCCGGAGAGCGTCAAGGTCCTGGGTGAGCCGAAGCTCTGCATGTACCGGCTGGTCGAGGAATTCGAGGAGATGACCAAAGCGCTGGCCAGCACCAGGCCGGAGGTTTTCTTCGATCCGATCGGCAAGGCGCTGGTTGGAGTCACCCGCTTTCGGTTGATCGGGAAGCTCGCAACCTGTTGGGATCAGTTCGATCCGACCGTCTCCCAGCACACCTTCACTCGCAAGGAGTTCAAGGTGTTGGAACGTGCTCGCTTCCCGGTTGCTCGCTGACGCTCCGCCTACTTTTCACCATCCTCGGAAAGAATGTTTGTCAATCCCGCGCTGGTCGTGCCAGACTGGATCTCAAAGGTGGTTTGAAATTTTGAAATTCGTCTGTTGCCATAGCAGATGTTCCGCTTTCGAGAGGAGAAATTTTCATGTTTGGGATTGGAACGGTGGTTGAAGGGCTGAAACTTGGAAAATGCTTTGCCAGGAATGGGTGGAACGGCAAAGGCATGTGGGTCGAATTACAAGTTCCAGACGAGCACAGCAAGATGTCTCTCCCCTACGTCTACATGAAGACCGCGGACGGTAAACTCGTCCCCTGGCTCTGCTCCCAGACGGACTTGCTGGCCGAGGACTGGCAAGAGGTGGAGAAGGCTATTCCGGATCTTCCTTCGCCTTGAGGAGCCCATGAGCGCGGTGATCACTATCGGTGGCATCTACCGCCACTACTCTCGGAAGGGCCTTTTCAAGGTCTTGAATCTCGCCAAGAACGAAATCGACCGGGTGGACGTGGTCGTTTACCTGGCGCTGGACGATGGCCGGGTCTGGGTCAGGACTTTGAACGAGTTCGTCGGACAGGTGAAGCTCGGGGATGGCTTCGTCGAGCGTTTTTCTCTCGTGCGCGATGAAGCTGACCCGAGGCAGATGAGCCTGTTCGGGACTCGCGAGGACGAGGTGACCTTGGACGAGCTTCCGGCGGCCGGGACGGAGATGATCTGCTCAATCTGCTTGAACGCCAAAGGCTCGGAGAAGTTCTGCATCTGTCCTCGCTGCGGGGATCTGGTTTGCCATGCGTGCTTGAGCGAGGTCGTGGACAACGAAGGGAAACGGATCTGCGTTGGTTGCGAGGAGGAACTGAAAGAAGAATATGCCATCAGGGAGCAGTGAGCTGACATGCGCTGGGTGTCCAGAATTCAAGCCGTTTGGAGAAGGGTCAAACCTGTCGGGGTGCTATCTATGGAAAAAGATCATAAGAGCGAACCAGCCGGCATGCCACCTCCAATCCCTTCTGCTTTTGAAAAAGCAGATCAACGGGGTAGTGACGTTTCAGACCGGAGGCACTACTTCAAGCGATGGCTCAACAGGTTTATCCTCCTGAGGGAGTGCTGTCCGATCTGCAGCGAGTACGCCGTGCGCTGGATCAAGGATTGGGTGGTTCACCCAGAAGAGCCTCCGATGTTCGGGCACTGGATCTGCGACGAGTGCCATGCGGCGACTCCGGTCTTGCCAACGAGGCTCACGGTTCGTGCGGCGAAGGACGTGCTGCCTACGGCTACCGGGGAAACCAAGAGGGTATTGGAATCGATGATCAAGGACGCAGAAAGGTCTGGAATTTTTTGATGAGCGAAGATCGGGAAAGGGAAGATGCGAGGTGACAGGTTTGAACCCTTTCAGCCTCATGAGGCAGCTGCGAAGGGACATGGAGGAAGGGAAAGATGTCAGCCGGGAGTTCAAGGAGAAGCTGAAGCCGTATCTGACCGAGTGGGAGACGCAGGCGTTGGAACAAGTGATACGCAAGCTGGCGAGGGAGACGGCAGTGAGGTTGCTGGAGGAGATGTTCAAGAAGAAAAAGAGCTGAGGGCATGCATGTACTGTGGCGCTGAGATCACCCCAGAGACGTTTGAACAATGCGATCAGTGCTTGGACGTCACCTGTCCTTGCTGCTGCCTCGTTTGTGATTCGGGGCTGACCTTGTGTCCGACTTGCGTTGGATTCGAGAACGCCCTGGAGAGGGATAGATGATCCTGGAGCTGAGCAAAGCGGAGATCCGCGAGGCGGTCGCCAAGGCCATGAGCCTGACTTTGGCAGGAAAGGACGACGACGAGATCGCCGAGTTGATGGGTCTCACTCCCGCCCAGCTCGAACAGGTCAGGAAGGAACTGCTCGCGAAGGAAGCCGATCGGCTCATCTCTCGGGACAGCGAGGAGATCTACGCCGACTACGTGCTCCAACAGCTGGCCTGCATTCGGGATTTGGTCAGGCTTCAACGAGACTTCCGCGAGAGCAAGAACACCAGCGCCATGGTCGGGGCGATCCGCGCCAGGAGCGAGATCATCGACAAGATCGTGGATCGCGGGCAGGACCTCGGCTTCATCAACAAGGTCCCCGAGCGCAAGCACATCACCGGAGGGATTCTGGTGGCCGAGATGAGCAACGCCGAGCTTCGCAAGGCCATCGTGACCGAGCTTCAGACGGTGCAGGCGATGATGAAGGAGGTTGGCGGCGGCGGGAAGGGCTTGTTGGAGATCTCCTCGGGACCGCTGCATCGCGAGATGCCTCCCTTAGACCCGGATATCTCTCGTTTCAAGGAGTACGACAAGTCGTCCAAGGCCAAGAAGGGCAAGGTCTATTCCGGGGGCAGGCCATCTCCATTCAAGGAGGTCCGGGACCCAGACGTCAACCCTGCTTCCCCGGTAATGAAGGAGGAGTCGGAATGAACGACGAGAACGTGCTTGCTGATTTCACCTTCGGGCCGATTGGTTGGTTTGGGATTATCATTCTGGCGCTTTGCACGGTGGTGGCGATCAAGATCATGGTCGACATCGCTCGGGTCGAGTATCGGGTCTGGAGAGTCAGGAGGAAGAAGTGATTCCGCGAGCGCTTGGACACCTCTGGATGCTGCCGAACACGCTGGCGAGCGCTGTCTACCTTGGGATCTTCATGATCTTTGGCTGGGTGCGTTATTCAGGAACGACTCCTTACGCTGTCGTTCTCTCTGTGAGGCCTGGAAATATGATCTATGACTACATGCACGGGAAGTGGGCGGGATGGGCGAGCGGGGCTTTCATCATCATCAGGGAGGATTGCTTGCATTCGCTTCGAACCATCGCCCACGAACAAGCCCACGTCATGCAGCAGATGATCTTTGGGATTTTTCACCCGCTCCTGTACCTGCTGTTCATGCTTTTCATTGCCATCTTCCTGCGGAGCAAGAGCCCGTATTACGATAACCCTTTCGAGACCGATGCCAGGAGCTACGGAGAGCAGTTCGCCCCTGACAGCCTGGTGCAACGGGATCTTGGGTTTCGCGGGAGATGAGCCTGGAGGTGAAATGAATGGCCAGAGAGAGGAGCCGGCCCCTTGGGCTTTCTGGGAAGAGAAGGACGAGCCCGCGGCGGATGGGAAGGGAAGGAGATTCAAGCTCAAGTGCTCGACCTGTCTGATAGAGCTGAATTACGCCGTCGTTTTCCCGGGACATGGGCTTCGGGTTTGCCTGAACTGCTTGGAGCGCATCAACTCCGAGGTGAAGGCGAAGATGAGCGCCCGGGTTTCGGTGGTGGAAGCGGAAGTGAAGCAAGTCCCGAGTGGTCTTTCGGCCACAGGACCGGCATTTTTGCCAGTGCCGAGTCTGTCAAGGGACAACACACCCTCAACCGAGGGAGAAAGGTAGGTGTGGGATGGCATCAGGAGCGGCGAGAGTTGTCAGAGGGAGCTTCGTGGGAACTGGCTCGGCGAAGGACATCGGGACCATCGGGTTTCGCCCTCGTTCGGTCAGGGTCTACAACGTCACCGGGAACTGCCAAGCGACTTGGCTGGACTCGATGGCGGATGGAGCCTGCCAGAAGGTGGTGGACTCCGGCGCAGGGACCTCGGACGTGAGTTTCATCACCACGAACGGGATCACCCCTCTGGCCGGCGGGTTCCGCCTCGGCGCGGACAGCGACCTCAACGTGGCGGCTGAAATCGTCCACTTCGAGGCCGTGGAGTAAGCAGCAAAAAATAGACGCTGGGGCAGCGGGTCCTGCGGCCAGGTATTCCCCCCCGCCTGGTTTCCCTCCCGCTGCCCCCGCGTCACTTCTTGGAAAGGCAAAGTCATGGCAGATACCAAACGCTCTCCAGACCTGGCTCCCGAATACGCTCTTCACCGGGTGGTGAAGGCAGACGATTCGGCCGCCCCGACCGACAAGAAGCTCGGGATGAACATGCACTCCCACGAGTTCGCCAACATCCAGGTGGTTCCTTCCGGGGCGTCGAGCAACCCGGCGGTCGAGGTGCTCATCTGGAGCGAGAATGCCGGGAAGTTCATCAAGCAGAACACCGCCCTGTCCAAGACCGGCCTGGGCGCTGGCATTCCGTACGAGTTCTCTTTCTCCTGCTACGGTCGGATCTTTTTCGCGATGGTGACCGGGATAACGGGCGGCGAGAGCGTGTCCGTGCTGGTGAGCGGATTCGGGGTGAAGCCGCAGTGAGCCCGGGACCTTCCAAGGTCGTCTCGCTTGCCAAGTCTCCTACGCACCTTGCCTCGGCAAGTCGCAGGGAGCTGATGGATCTTCATGCCCACTATCGGCAGATGGGTCGCGAGTGGATTCGTCGAGAGATTCTGTACCACGACCGGATCGATATCCTGGCCAAGCTGATCTTGGGATACGACGTTCAGCCCTTTCATCTGGTGATGATGCAGTTCCAGTTCGTTCACCCAAAGAGCCTTCAGCTTGCCTTCCGAGGTGCGGGGAAGTCGACCATCTGCACGGTGACAAAATGCATTCACCTCTTGCTGAAAGACCCTAACCTGCGGATCATCCTGTCCAGCAAGACGACATCCAATGCCAAGGGATTCTTGAAGGAGATCAAGTCGCACTTCGAATCGAATCAGCGGTTGGCTGATCACTTTGGCGTCTACTACGACCCTTCCCGGGTTTCCAAGTGGGACGACAGCGAGATCGAGATCGTTCCGAGAACCAGGTTCTCGAAGGAGCCTTCGATCTCCTGCTGCGGCGTGGACTCGACCATCGTCTCAAGGCACGTTGACATCATCATCTCGGACGACTTGGTGGACGAGGAAAACACGCGGACCCAGTACATGCGGGACAAGGCCAGGACCTGGTACTACCAGACCTTGGACCCGTGCTTAGAGCCTCCAGACCTGAGCGTTCCTCATCGGGGCGAGCACCACCACCTCGGCACCCGATACCACTACGACGACCTCTACGGGCATCTGCTCAAGAACGACCTGGCTAAGGCCTACCAGGTTATCCCGGCGCTCGACGAGCAGGAGCGCAGTCCTTGGCCGGAGAAATACCCGCCAGAATGGTTCCAGGAGAAAAAGGAAAAAGCTGGGCTGGTGATCTTCAACGCCCAGTACCAATGCGACACGGAAGCCATGCGCGGAGAGGTTTACCAATACGACGATTGCCAGATCGTCAACGACAGCGACGTCCCCGATGGCCTGCGGGTCTACATGGGGGTTGACCTCTCCGTTGGCGAGAAGGAGCGTAACGACCAGTTCGCCATTGTGGTGATCGGCGAGGATATCTCAGGGAACGTCTACGTCCTGGACCGCTTCGCCGGGTTCCTGCGTTTCTCGCAGCAGCTGGAGAAGTTCGACGAGATTTACCGCAAGCACGATCCGATTCTTGCCGGCATCGAGGTGAACGCTTACCAGAAGGTCTTCTACCAGGAAGTGAAGGAGATGGACAGCGAGTATCGGGTCACGCCGATTTATACCGATCAGGACAAGCTGACCCGGGCCTGGAAACTCTCGCCGATGTTCGAGAACAAGAAGATGTTCTTTCGCAAGGGCATGAACGATCTCATCGATCAGCTCGTGTTGTTTCCGAACCACCCGCTCAAGGACCTCTGGGACGCCCTCGATCTTGCGGTGCGAACCCGGCGGCGAAAGAAGCGCAAGCGCAGGGAAAGCGAACCCGGACTGATCTAGGGAGGCTAACGTGGAGAGCTTGAACGATATAACGAAGAACAGCGCAAGCCAAAACCAGCGCGCGGTGCGAGCGATGGTTTTCAAGGTCGACCCGAAGAAGCTCCCGCCCAACGGGGAGTTCCCTGGGCAGCAGAAGGACTTGCCAGAGGACCCCATCGAGGCGCTGACCCTGGCAGGCGACATCATTGAGCCTCCGTTCGACATGCTGACTCTGGCCACCTTGCCCGAGCACAACACCGAGCTGACTCCCTGCTTGGACGCCATGACCCAGAATATCGATGGGTTCGGCTCGCGGTTGATACCTCGGATCAAGGTCGCCCAGAGGCACGCATCCTTCACCCAGGTGAACGCCCGGGTTAACGAGAAGGAAGTGGCCGAAGAACGGGTCATGCTGGAGAACTTTTTCGCTTATGCGGCCATGGATGCCTCCTTCGTCGAGTTCCGCAAGCGGCTTCGGATCGATCTGGAGAGCACGGGGAACGGCTACTTCGAGGTGATCCGGTCATCGACCGGACGCGTTCAGGGGTTCACCCACATTCCTTCCTACCAGATGCGTCTGGGACGGCAGGAGCCAGACCCGGTCCTGGTGACTATGCCCATCCTTCAGCTTCAGGCCGATGGGTCGGTGACCACCGAGCGGATCAAGGTCTGGCGGCGCTTTCGCCGGTTCGTCCAGAGCAAGGCCATCCAGCGGAGGAACCTCTCGTTCGTCGGAGGATACCAACTCAGGTACTTCAAGGAGTTCGGAGACCCGCGCCAGTACAACTTTGAGACCGGGGAGACGCTGTTGAGCGACAAGCTCACGCAGACCCCCCCCGAGCGGTTGGCCAACGAGATGGTTCACTTCAAGCTCTACTCTCCGAGATCCCCTTACGGGCTGCCGAGGTATATCGGCAACCTGCTGTCGATCATGGGAGATCGAGCGGCCGAAGAGATCAACTACGTCACCTTTCGGAACAACAACGTACCGAGCATGCTCGTCCTGGTCAGCAACGGTCAGCTCACTTCGGAGTCGATCAACCGTCTGCGGGACTTCGTCGAGAGCCAGATCCAGGGAAGCGACAACTACTCCAAGTTCATCTTGCTGGAGGCCGAGGGGCTGATGGAGGGCGAGGAGGGTGGACAGGTCAAGATCGACGTGAAGCCTCTGACCGCCAACCAGCACCTGGACGCGCTGTTCCAAAACTATTCGAAGAACAACCAGGAGAAGGTCCGCTGCTGCTTCCGGCTTCCGCCCATCTTCATCGGCAAGAGCGACGACTACACCCGGGCCACCGCGGAGGCCTCGCGTCAGCTCGCCGACGAGCAAATCTTCGCTCCCGAGCGAGAAAACTTCGACAGCTGGGTGAATCGCATCCTGTTCCCCGAGATGGGCGTGGTTTACCACAAGTTCAAGTCGAACAGCCCCAACACCACCGACAACGCCGAGCTGACCAAGATACTGGCCGGCGCCGAGCGCACGGGAGGAATGACTCCTCGGATCGCTCGCATGATGCTGGAAGACATCCTCGGCCAGGAGCTTCCCGAGTTCCCACAGACCAAGGGCTTCGACCCAGACATGCCTTTCAGCCTGCTCATGGCCGAGGCGGTGAAGAACCAGGCCAACCCGGCAGAGCCAGGTCAGCAGCTGACTGCGCTCAAGGCCATCGACCAGCTCACCCAGGCCGATATCCCGATCTTCGATTCGGACGAAGACGCCCTGACTCAGAAGTTGCTCCGCATGCGCCAAAAGCTGGAGGAGGAGTGGAGGAAGTCTTCCGGCGGGCTCCCCGGGGAGGACTGAGTGAATCGGGCATCCTCCAACCTGGCTTTTGACCGGATGGTCGCATGTGACGAGTTGGTCGCAAAGGCTATCGGGGTAACCGAGATCTCTCAGATCGCCAGGTCCGAGACCAGGATGCGCGAGTACTTGCTGGCCAAGTGGGA